ATGAAAGAAGCCCCTCCGCTCTGGACCCCACAACGCCTTGCAAAGCGGCTCTCCGTTTCCGTGCGGCACGTCCAGAACCTCGCCAAAGAAGGCGAAATCCCCGGCAGCAAGCGCATCGGCAAGAACTGGCGCTTCGACCCCGAGAAGATCGAGGCGTGGCTCGCCCAAGACGCCAAGCCGGAATCGATCGATTGATCTCCCAACAAGCGAGCCGCCGAGCACTGGCATGCCCGACGGCCCTGAGCAACCCGCGCCGAGCGGACGCGGTCACACCAAAACCAACATGAGCATCGACACCAAACCCCGTCAAGGCCGCGCGCCGGAGCTGGCACTCCGGTTGCGCAAGGCCGCGGCGATCCTGACCCGCGCCGCTTGCCTGGCAGCGACCGACGCGGAACTTCCATCCACGGCATATCGCCTACGCGGAGAGCTTCGCTACGGCCGCGTCAGCACCACCACGTTGTATGGCGTTCTCCGCCAAGCGCGGATCGATCTTTTCCCTTTCGATCCGCTGGCCCACGACAAGAACCACCAGCATGACGACTTCGCGATGAGCGCGGCTGTCCTCATCATGGGTGGTTACTCGAAAGACGCCGCGACCTTGAAACAAGCCGCACAGCGCTGCCGCGAATGGGCCGATTTCGAAGAAGCGGTAATTACTTGGGGAACCCCTCAACTACCACCAGCGCATTACCAACCGTTCAAGCGGAACGGCATGTGGCGTTTCTCGACGCCTTACGGCCTGAGCGATGAATTCCGTCATGAGTTCGATGCGCAGCTTCGTGCGGACATCGCCTTCGAAGAGGACGAATTGGTACGCGAGACCGCGGCGAAGATCCGCCGTTCGAGCGAATCGAGCCGCAAAACCTCCCACGCGGAGGTGGCGGCATGAGACTGGGACGCGTCCGCCGCGATATTCCGACCGGTCCAACGCATTGCAAGACCGTCGAGGGCTACTCGGATCAGGCGCTAAACGGCGCGATTGCAGAACTTGGTCGGTCAGTCGCCTTGGGCCGTGCTGGCCAGTGGGAGAAAGACCGGCTCGCTGCTCTTGAGTTCGAACGCGGACGCCGCAACCGCCATCGGCGTGGAAAGGACGGAGCATGACTCTGATTCGCCGGATGAAGCGGGAAGCTGGCTGGCTGTTCGCTAAGGGCATGTCGGCTCTGTTCCTCGGACCAAGTGCGCTGATCTGCGCACACCTACTGTTCATCGTTCATCCGGTTCTTTCCATCCTTCTCGGCCTCAGCGGCTGCGCTGCCATTGGCCTTGCCTGGTCATGGCTCCGCGAAGCGACGCGGCTCTTCAACCGGATCGACGACGAGGAAATCACTCAGATCCGCATTCCCATTTTCCCGGCGCGACGGCTGGCACCGCGCGTCCGGATTCACACCACCAGCCCATTGCCGCGGGCGGCTGCCGGCAAAACACACCACTGAGCAACATGAACCGCAACCAACTGACAACCGCTCCACCAAAGGCAGAGGCTCTGGCCAAAGTTAGATCGAGCATGGAGAGGCTCGATGCCGTCGCTTCCGACGCGGCATTGCTATCGGCGCCCGGCAACCCGTTCTCCCAAGCCATCGTGATGGCCAGCGCGATTCAGGACATCCGCGCTGCCCTTACGGATGAGGTGATGACGACGGCGATCCTTCCGCTGATGAACAGCAAGCTCGGATTCCGTACCGACAAGGACCCGAATCGTCCGACATGGAACAGGCAATCTCGGCGGATGGAGGCCCCTGAACCCTATCCAATCGCCACCGTTCGCGAGTGTGCAATCGAGGCGATTCTCCGTGGCTTGGTGCTGGTCGGGAACACCTGGAACATCATCGCGGGCCAAAGTTACGTCACCAAGGAAGGCTTTTGGTATTTAATCCGGCACAAGGTCGCAGGGCTGACCGACTTCAAACTGAGCGTCGGCGTTCCCAAGATGATTAAGGCTGCTGGCGATGCCCGCAATGCCCAGGACGAAGAGGCCAAAGGGGCGCTCGTTCATTGCTCCGCTTCGTGGCGGATGAACGGCGTGGCGGATAGCATTGAGCGCGAGATTCCGATTCGGGTGAACGCAATGATGGGAGCCGACGCGATCATGGGCAAAGCCGAGCGCAAAATGCTGGCAGCGGCATATGCGCAGATCACGGGAACCACCTTAGGCGACGCGGATGCTGCCGAGGCGGAAAGCGACATGAGGACCGTCACGCCTAAAGCACAAACCGAACCGGGTGGGGGCGTCGCCGCGCCCGTAACGGTCGAACCGGAAGTGACCGATGAAGCTCCCCGACCTTCGCCGGAAGACGAAGCGCCACAACCGAACGTCGATGAACTGCCCGAAGTCGATTGGGATAAGGAAAATCGCGGGGCGAATGGGAAGGGAGGTTTGATGTGAGCACCGCCCAACTTATCAACTTCGAAGCACTGCCCGCACTCGCGATCGTCGCGAAAGGCGAGGTCGTTTCCAGCAACGTCGGCGAGTTCCGGGCCAAGGTCCGCGAATGGCTTTCGGCTCTCAATTTGACGCCGAAGACCGACGAGGAATTCGGGCAAGCGCAGCTCGACATCAAAGGCCTCAAGCAGGCGGAGGATGCGATCAAAGTGGCTCGCGAAGCGACGCTGGCGCAGGCCGGATCGTTGCTGGTCGAACTTGATGGCATGGCGGAAGGCGGCGAGGAGCTTCGCGAGGCGAGGCTCGCTCTCGAAAAGGCCGTGGCGACCCAAACCGAAAAGGTGAAGGGCGATCTCGTGGCCAAAGCGCTGGAGCTTTACCCGGTCGATGCCCGGGTGGCCGAACGCCACTTCAAGCCCGGCCTCCTGTTGGCCATGAAGGGCAAGCGGACCATCGAGTCGATTCGTAAGGCGCTGGAAATCGAGCGGATGACGAAGGTCAAGTTGCTCGAGGACTCCCGCGCGATCATTGAGAGCTTTGTGAAGGCGCACGGCGAAACGCATGTGCCGGATCGGGCCGAACTGGAACTGAAAACGCCCGAAGCGGTTGAAGCCGAACTTCGCCGACGATTCGAAGCCGCAAAGGCGGAAGCCGAACGCAAGCGGTTGGCCGAAGAAGCCGAGCAGGCGAAGCAGGAAATGGCGCGGATGAAGGCCGAGCAGGCGGAAGCCAATCGTCCGCCGGCGCCGCCCGCAGCGCAGGAAACTCCCGCGCCAACACCCGCGCCGGTCCGCACCGGTGGCGCGTCGCTGGCCCAAGCGGAGCGAGCGGAATGGGAGGAATACCGAGCGCTTATCCTGGCGGCGTTCGCGCCGATCAAGGAGGCACGTGGAGCTCTCAAACACGCCAAGAACCAAGCGCGCGCCGCCGGTTTGGCCGCCGCGATGAATAAAGCATGGGAGGAATGGGCGTGAAAATCTGGCCAATCCTTCACCAGCAATCGGACGAGTGGTTCGAAGCTCGTCGCGGCAAAGTCACCGCTTCCCGTTTCGACGAAGTCATCACGCCAACCGGCAAGGACTCCGCTCAATGGGAGAAGCTCGCATGTGCCTTGTGCGCGGAGATCATCCGGCGCCCGGAACCCGACGAATCGAGCTTCTTCGGCAACAGGCATACCGACCGCGGCAACGAGCTCGAACCTGTTGCCCGCGAAGTTTTCGCCAAAGCGATTGGTCGCGAGGTCGAACAGGTCGGCTTCATCACCCGCGATGACGAGATCGTCGGTTGCTCGCCTGACGGCCTGATTCGCGGGCCGAAAGGGGGCTTCATCGCCGGGGCTGAAATTAAGTGTCCGATTCCGGAAAACCATGCGCTTTACGTCGCATCGGGGGTGCCGACGAAGTATCTGCCGCAGGTCCACGGCTCGATGGCCGTCACCGGTCTGCGCTGGTGGTATTTCGTCAGCTACTGCCGGGGCTTCAAACCTCACATCGTGCGGGTTGAACGCGACGCATACACCGCCAAGGTCGAGGACGCGTTGAATCGATTCGTGATCTATTACGCCGCGACGCAGCAAAAGCTGCTGCCGCTGTTGCGTGGAAAGGAGGCGGCGTGAGTACGTTTGCGACTCAACTGAAAGCGGTTCAACGCGCGGGCGAGGACTTCGAATGGTATCCGACGACCGCTGAGATCCTGGCCGTGCTGGCGCGAAACGTCCGGGCCGAAGCGGGTGGACGGCGGTATGACCGTGGGCGCCACAGTGCCTTCCTTGATATCGGGGCGGGCAATGGCAAGGTGCTCGATGCGGTGCGAGGCATCGAAGGCTTAGCCGATTTGCATGCGATAGAGAAAAGCCACACACACCTGCAGGCGTTGCCGAAGGACGTGTTCATTCTCGGTTGCGACTTCTGGCACACGTCGCTGATCGACAAGGAGCTGGGCTTCATCTTCTCGAATCCGCCATATTCGGAATTCGCGGAATGGTCGGCCAAGATCCTGCGGGAAGCGCCCGGCGGCTGCATTGTTTACTTGGTTATCCCCGAGCGCTGGGAGAACTCCCGGCGGATCGCTCGCGAGATCGAAACCCGAAAGCTCAAGGCACAGATTCTCGGTCGCTTCGACTTCGAGTCCGCCGAGGATCGGGCCGCGCGCACCAAGGTGCATCTACTGAAATTCGAAATGCCGCCAACCGCCCGGTGGGTGGAAGACAATCCGGACGATCCTTTCGTCCGGTTCTTTAACGAAACGTTCCGCTTTCCCGAGGTGGCAGACGCCCGGTCATTCGACCAGAAAATCGAAGAAACCAAGGTCGTCCACCGGCTGAATTTCATCGAGACGTTGTGTCGCTTGTTCGACCTGCGAATGAGCGAGCTGCAGGAGAATTACCAGGCAGTGTGCTCGCTTTCGCCCGACATCCTCAAGGAGTTCGAGATCAACCGCGCGGGCCTTATCAAGTCGCTGCGGATGAAGCTCACCACCGCGAAGAAGGAATACTGGAAACGGCTGTTCGACGGCATGGCGGAAATCCAGAACCGGCTGACGGCGAAGTCCCGCGAGCGAATCTGCGAGCTGATGCAATCCCGCACCGGCATCGAGTTCAACCGCGACAACGCTTACGCGGTGGTGCTGTGGGTGATCAAAAACGCCAACGCCTACTTCGACCAGCAGCTCATCGACACTTACGAGGCGATGGTCGATGCGGCGAACGTGGAAAACTACGTGTCCAACCAGCGGGTTTTCCGCTGGAACCGGTTCCGCTACGACACCGCCCAGGACGAGCGCTCCACGCATTTCCGCCTCAAGGTCGGGCATCGGATGGTGCTTTCGAACTCTGGCGGCTTGGAAATGGGTTACTCGGAGCATAGCCGCGGGCTCGCACGCCGCGCGGCCGACCTCCTGTGTGACCTAATCGTGTGTGCACGCAACCTCGGCTTTAACGTGCTGGAGGCAGGGCCGCAGGAACACGAGTGGAAGGACAGTGATGCCCGAGTGATCCGGTTCAGAGCCGAATCCGGCGAGGCCGAATCGCTCTTCCGCGTGAGGGCCTTCCACAACCGGAACATGCATCTCCAGCTTCACCCCGACTTCGTTCATGCGCTGAACGTTCAGCACGGAAAACTTCGGGGTTGGCTGCGAGACGACGCCGAGGCGGCGACCGAGTTGCAGATCCCTCGCGAAGTAGCGGCAAAGCATTTCCGCCCTTCCTTTCGATTGGTCGGCCTCTCGGCCCTGCCCGCGCTGACGCTCGGGGTGGAAGGGAAGGTGGCATGAGCGAGTCCGATCTGTGGAATCAGCCCATGGGCGCGTTTAAGCGGAAGCGCAGCAACACGAAGCCCAACGGCCATGCCGGATCGCCCGGTAGTGGTCCGAAAGGCGAAACGTGCGGCACGTGCAAGCACCTTTGCCGCGTCCAGTACGCCAAGACCTACTTGAAATGCGAACTGGTTAGGTCGCAATGGACACACGGCCCAGGTTCCGACGTCCGCGCGAAAGACGCCGCTTGCTGGAAGTGGGAAAGGGGGGAGGAATGACGCCGCCTGCAGTCACATTCCCCGTGGTCCCGATGGGTAAGCCGAGGATGACCCAACGCGACCGCTGGAAAAAGCGGCCGCCGGTCGTGCGATACCACGCCTTCAAGGACGAGCTGCGCCTGATCGTGAACCGGCTTCCTCACTTGCGTGCAACGCTCGCCAGCGGCGACGTGCTGCGGGTTTCGTGGACAGCTTTCTTTCCGATGCCCGCATCGTGGCCGAAGCGGAAGAAGGCCGCTATGGCTGGCGCGTTCCATCGCGCGAAGCCGGACCGCGACAATGTGGACAAGGCGATCCTCGACGCGCTTTTCGAGGAGGATTCCGGGATCGCCGCCGGGCACTTGGAAAAGCGCTGGGACGACGGTCGCGGCCCGCGGTTGGAGATCGTCTTTGAAACCGCGCCAGCCGCTTCACTCGAAATGCCAACCCCCGAAAGGAGATCGGCGGATACCGCTGGTATGACGAAATCCGCCGACCTGGTTGCCGGGCACGTTGGGGGCCGTGCGCCAGCGACGCCATAAATGCCACAAAACCGGCCGTTCACCCATCACGCTATCGCGTAACCGGTCACATAGGGCACGGGCATCTCCAAGGGGACCGCCCGTGCCCATTCCTAACAAATACGATTTCCCTGATGTTTTACCCTGTATGAACTGGATCAACCTCAACATCGCCACGCTCAGCTCTTCCGAGTTCGTCGGCAGCGATCCGGAACAACGCGCGACCTGGCTTTGCCTACTCGCGTATTGCTGCCTCCAAGAGAACGGCGGTCGCATCGCCGAATGCCGCGAATGGAAAGACCGGCGCTGGCAACAACTCGTCCGCGTTACCGCCAAGGAGGCAAGCGACACGTGCGAGCTCTGGCAATGGGACGGCAACGACATCGTCGTGATGTTCTATCCCTTGGAAAAAGAGCGCGAAATCAAACAGAAGCGCGAGACCGCGAAAACCAACGGATCAAGCGGTGGGCGCCCTCGCAAAAACCAACGGGAGGCCATTCCCGAAACCGATTCCGGTTCGTCAGCAAACCCACCAGAAACCAACGTCGGTTTTTCCGCGAAACCAACGACGGTCGAATCTGCGAAAGCGGAAGAGAATAGAAAGGAAAGGAATAGAAGAGAAGGGGAAGAAGCACGCGATCGCGTGCCGCCACCCTCTCCCCCTTCGAAGCCTATCGTCGTGGATTTGCCAGCGGAGACGTCAGCCGAACGCGGCACGCTTTACCCCCTCGACCGAATCACGGCCCAACTCGCAGCCGTTTGGCCCAGCGCGCCCCAGCACATGACCGGAGCGGAGATGCACGCCCTGCACGGTTCCCTGCGGGTCCTGAACGAGTTCACGGCCGAAGACTGGCTCTCTTGCGAGGCTTTCGTCCAAGCGCCGTCTCGAGTGCGTGGCGGGCCCTTGTGGCCCCGCAGCCGCTCGGAGTTCGTCTCCAACGCCGGCGAGGCCATCGAGAAGGTCCGCACGTGGTGGAAAAACGGCGGTGGCCGTAGCTGGTGGGCGTCGAAGAAGCCGTCAAATCCCGCGGCACCGCCTCGCACATCGGAAGGCGAACCTGCTCCAACAGGAGATTTCTCCAGCAAACAAGAAGCCCGCGATTACTTCCAGGAACTCAAAAACGCTAAGCCATGAAGCGTCGCAGCAGCCATCATCACCCTGACCAGCTCACGCTCTCGCTGAATTTCATCCGCCGGATCATTTGCAGCGCGGCGGAAGCGAAATCCCCTCAAAATGATGGGACGACGCGCTTTAAAAGTCGGAAAAAAACAGGAGCGGAAAGCCATCACAATGATGGAGCCGGGAGCGCGCCCGTTAAAAAAGAATCGTTCGCGCAAACCCTTGTTAGAGAACGGAAACGGCACGGTTTTACTCAAACCGATGCTGCGCAAATTCTCCAGATCGGCACCGCAACGTTGGAGCGGTGGGAGACTGAGAAAATTACCCCAAAGCCTGCGACTCAACTCGGCGCGATAGCCGCGCTCCGAACGTCGAAGATTTCGCCCGGGAAGGCGAAGCTCGAAGAGGTGAAACAAGCTCACCACCTCGATTGGGAACAGGGCAAGGGCTGGCGGCTCCGGGTGACCGTCGACGTCGGCAAGAAAGTCGTCGGCAAGCGGCTCAGCCTTCGGCTCGGCACTTACGTCCTAGAGGAGGCGATGCAGCGGAAGCGCGTGATTCTCGCCCTTCTCACCAAGCTAGGCCTCACGGTCCGGCAGCGGGTGCAGAAGCGATCCGCCAAATGATGCATTATAACGGTAATGCCTACTGCCTTATTGGGTCGTAGCAGGAGTAACGGGCGCAGATGTAGCGGCCGGGCTTCCTGTTAGCGAACCTGGCGCGTTGTAATGAAGACTACCATGAACCGAATTAGAGGAAGCACCTGTGGAGGCGGCTCCAGAGTAAGAAGTGGCGGTTCCGGATTGCGCGCAAGATGCCAATAGAGCGGCGATTCCCATTAAGATGATGAATTCAGATTTCATAATGACGTTCAAAAAATTTCAGTGAACTGATATCCGTTAGGTGCCGTGAAGAGAATGGGAGTGGGATTGGGAGGAAGGTAAATGGGTCCACGGAAGCCGGGCGGAAGCATCGCCGTTTGTCCGGTAGCGACCATTGTGGCCTGCATTGGGTAAGGGTATGGGTTCTGAATAACTCCCGTTCTAGTTTGAGGAGTTCCTGTATTTGGTTGCCCCATTCCTAAACCCGCTCCTCCGAGGCTAATGTTGAAAATGTTTTGCGCTGAACCAGTGGTTACATCGCCATACTGTGAAACACCGCCGCCAGATGTTGCGCAGCCCACATTTAAAAACGTGATAGTGATCAAAGAAAGGCAAGCGGCTATACGCATATTCATAGGGGTGTTGCATTATTGAATCTAGCAGTTGCTTGGTCTAGCAGAAAATCCCTTCCCAAATTTCACGTAGATTTTGAAGGGCGTCATTGGGGACCAAATGGATTTATGGCATGTTTGTGGCGTAAGTCGGACGCTGTTCTTGTGAACAGTAAAGATGAACACCCGGCCGTCCGATGCAGCCACACCGAACTCCGCGACCCGGCCTCTCTCATCCCGCACCCCCGCAACCCGAACCAGCATCCAGCAAAACAAATCGAGCTGCTGGCGCGAGTCATCCGACACCAGGGCTGGCGGAACCCGATCGTCGTATCCGCCCGTAGCGGCTTCGTCGTCGCTGGCCATGGCCGCCTCGCCGCGGCGCTTCAACTCGGCGCTACCGTCGTTCCAGTCGACCTGCAGGACTTCGCCACCGAGGCGGATGAATGGGCGCACCTCGTCGCCGACAACCGCATCGCGGAGTTGGCGGATATGAACCAAAGCGGGCTCGAGGATCTGTTGCGCGACCTCGGCGAGGCTGAGGACTTCGATCTGACGCTTACCGGCTTCGATACCGCCGACATCGACCGGATGCTCGCCGACGATTCGGAAGCCGATGACATTGCGGAAGAGTCCGATTCGTCCGAGCAGTCGTGCTTGCTCAAGTTCGACAGGCTTTCGATCCCTTTGACCGAAGCGGAGCGCGTAGCGCTTCGTCGCCGCCTCGATCTGCACGCCGAAGCCATCGGTTCCTACTTTGGCTTCGTTCGCCAACTCCTCGATCTCGACGCCGATGTTTGAGGAAAGCCATCCCATCGACCGGCTGAGGCCCGCGGCATACAACCCGCGCCGGATCTCGGCCGAGGAATTCGCCAAGCTGCGCGAGAGCGTGCGTGCGCTCGGTGTGGTGAAACCGGTGATCGTATCGGAAGGGACGATCATCGCAGGCCACCAACGCACCAAGGCGATGCGTGCCGAAGGCCACGACACCACGCCGGTCCATCTGTTGGGGCCGGTGTCGTTGACCGAGGAAATCCGCTTCAACCAGATCCACAACGGTTCCGATCTCGACGAGTCCGACGAGTTGGGCGTGAGCGTGCCCGTGCTGTCACCGGGCTGGCACGTGCTCAAGCCGTCGCAGGTGATGGTGGCCAATCCGCTTGCTCGTGGCGCGGTGCGCCGGAAGGAGATGCTGCGCCTTCTCGCGAAACACGGCCCATGGGGCGGCGCCGTCGCTCTCGACGATGGCCGTGTGATTTCCTCCGCCGATTACGCCGCCTGCTGCGTGCAGCTCGGTTTGCCAGTTCACGCGAGAGTCATTCCCGCGACGATGGAAGCGATCGCCCGGGCATTTCTCTCGGCGTCCTACGGCGTCTATTCCTACGACCACTTGCCGCGCACCACATGGGCACAGGCGCTCGCTCAAATGAACCGGCTCAACGGCGGCGGCCTGCGCGAGCTGCGGAGCCGGACTTACGAACACGCCGTGTTACCGCATGTGACGAAGCGAGAGCGGATCCTCGACTTTGGCGCTGGCAAGCTGGCCTACGTGAAGCGCCTTTCCGCCGCCGGCTATCAGATTCGTGGACTGGAGTTCTACCTCCAACGAGACGGCAAGATCGCCTACGGCGAAGTGCAGCGGCACGTCGATCGTGTGCTCGAGGATCTCCGGACGTATGGACCCTACGACACGGTGGTTTGCGATTCGGTGCTCAACAGCGTCGATTCCGTCGAAGCAGAACAGGCGGTGATGCTCACGCTGTCCGCTTTGTGTCGGAAGGGCGGGAAGGTGATCTTCAGCGGGCGAAGCCTCGATTCCGAAGTGGAACGGCTGAACAACCGCACGTGTATCGAGAAGAGCCACACGCGCCGCCAGGTGAACTTTCTCGATGGCGACCGGATTTCTGCGATCTTCTCGCGCGGCGTTTGGCGGTACCAGAAATTCCACGCGATTGAGCACGTCCGGGAACTTACGGAACGTTTCATCGGCAAGCGCTACGAGATCCGCGATGCCGACGGCCGTACCCTTACGCAAGGGCCAATCCGCACGACGGGTTGGTCAGTAGTGGCGATCAACGAACGGCCGGCACCGGTGGAAGACATCGAGAGTGGACTCCGGTTCGAGTTCGATCTGCCGTTGCCAGGGGGCAAGCACTACGGCCGCGCTGAGGAGATCGTTGCCGCGGTGCCGTGGCTACGAGAAGGGGAGGCTGACTGACGTATGGCGCGAGGCAGACCAGAAAAGGAATTCGACCTGAGCGAGGTGGAGAAGCTCGGCATGCTGGGAGCCACGGCGTCAGAAATGGCGGCGTGGTTCGGCTGCGGCCTTCGCACGATCGAACGACGGATGGGGACAGCCGACGGCGATTTTCGGCGGGCCTATGAAAAGGGTTTCGGCCGGTTGAAAATTTCCCTTCGCCGTCAGCAGATCGAAGCGGCAAAGGGTGGCAACGTCACGATGCTGATTTGGCTCGGCAAACAGCTTCTCGAGCAATCCGACAAGCGCGAGGTGAAGGAGGAGGCGACCGTCACGGAGCGGGTTGCTCCGCTGGCGTTGACTCCAGCGGATGAAGAGTTCTTGTGCCGGAAAAGCCGTCTAACTTCACCAAGGCACTGAATGCTGGGATTCAATGATAAGCCCAAACTCAGATGCTTTGTCTAGGATTAGGTACTCCGGATATCCATAAAGGAGGTTGAGCCTAAAGCGGGTGAAATTCGCGCCCCGCAAAACCTTATCGATCTGCACTGCGTCGTGGGTTCTGAGCCACTCAAGAAAAATGGTCATCGCCTGATCGTCACCCTTCAAACGTAATGAAATGGGTATAGGACTGATTACTTGTCCCTTTGGAGCATGAATCGAAAGCCTAGAGATTTGGTTCCGGAGTTCCTCCATTTGTTCGACCAAAAATTTCTCAGGTGCGGGGATGGTTGACGACTGCTGGATCAGCAAAGAAGTAGTAGCTCGGTAAATAGGATTGTCCGGGTGGACCTCTGCGCTAGACGCTTCGACCGCAGCCTTAAGCTGCGGTTTAAGGTCCTCCACACCCTTCATGTCGTCCGTGTAAAAGATTGTTCGCTCGTCCGATATGTCGAAAGGCAGGACTGTGGAGCGTTCCGCCAAGGTAACAACGGGAAGTCTTTTGGCATGTCGCACCGCCAACTCATACATGACGTTGGGGTTCAATCCCGTAAGGTTGGCGATCACCATTTCACTTTCCAAAAGGCTCTCAATCACTTTTTTTGTGATCGATCCCGAGCCGGAAATTTCATGGGCTGCGAAAACATTGTAACCCATTTCGTTCAGCACAGGCCTAAGGACAGAAGCTAATAAGCCATCGGCAGAACGTCTTACACCCGAGTCGGAAGGGCCAATTGGGGTAATAACGAAACACTGTTTGTTCGCGGGCACCTCTGTCTTCGCAGCCATGGGGATATCTTGGGGTGTGCAAGCGAATTGGCAATCCTTCCCTCTAAGGAGATCTGCCGCATCTGTAGCGCTCAGAGGAATGGTCCTAGCACCTTGATTGGAGAGAGCAAGAGGGACCAGTCGCGCCAATCGACGCTTCCTCGCGCGCGCGAAACATCGGAGCGTGAATCGTTCCCCTGATCGTGACGACAGCCCGAAGCCGAAGAAGCCTGCCAAAAAGCGGGCTCGAAAGGCCGGGAAAGGTCGACGAACCAAGGGCAAGGGGGAGGGGAAGAAAGCAGGAGGTCGGCCGTCTCTTTATCGAGAGGAGTACCCGGAGCAGGCAAAGAAGCTTTGCCGCCTGGGCGCGACAGACAAGGAGCTGGCCGATTTCTTCGGAGTCGCCGAGTCCACGTTGAATGCGTGGAAGACCGAACATCCCGAGTTTCTGGAGTCCCTAAAAGAGGGCAAGGCGGCTGCTGACGCTGAGGTTGCCGATCGGCTGTTCAAGCGGGCGTGCGGTTACAGCCACACGGACACCAAGTTCGCGACGTTCGAGGGCCGCATCACAGACCGCGAGGAATACGAGAAGCATTACCCGCCGGACACGATCGCATGCATCTTCTGGCTGAAGAACCGCCGTCCGGATCTATGGCGCGACAAGGTCGGCCTTGAACACACCGGGTCGAACGGTGGCCCGATCCAAACCCAAGGCGAGTTCCGGCCGACGCCCGAGGATGAGGAAGTCATCCGGCGTATCCGCGAGACTCGAGAGCGAATCCAACAGCCGACGGCAGAGGAGGGCGCGTGAAGACGCAACGGACGATTCTGTCGCCGTCCGAGTTCGCATGGTTCCAGCTCGGAGAGAAGACGCTCTACGACTGGCAAATCGAGTGCTTGGAGGCTATCGGCCTGCAGGAGTTCGGCGGGCCTCCGGCAGCCATTGCTGCTGCGAACGGCTCGGGTAAGACCGCCAAGGTGGTTGCTTCGGCCATCTGTTGGTTTCTGAGCCGGTTTCCCCGCGGCCAGGTGGTCGTGACGTCGGGCTCGTTTCGTCAGGTCGAGAAGCAGCTTTGGCCGGCTCTACGAGTTCACCAACGGAAGTTTCCCGGATGGACGTTCCTTCAGACGGAGCTGAAGACACCGGAAGGCGGCTTTGCTCTCGGCTTCTCGACCGACGATCCCGGCCGCGCGGAAGGTTGGCACCCGAAGGTCAGCAAGACGGAAGACCCCGTCATGATCATCGTCGACGAGGCGAAGACGGTGCCCGATGGTGTGTTCGAAGCCTTCGACCGGTGCACGCGCGTCTTCCAGCTTTGGGTGAGTTCACCGGGTAAGCCGTGGGGGCAGTTTTACGACGCCTTCCACGCGATGCGGAAGCACTTCTGGACGCGCAAGGTGCGCTCCGACGAATGCCCGCACATCGACCCCGCCAAGCGAGCGCGCGACCTTGAGAAATACGGGCCGGACCATCCGGTTTACCGATCGATGCACGATGCGGAGTTCACCGAGGATGCCGAGCGTCTGATCCTTTCGCCGGATCGACTCACAAGGGCCTTGGACGGCCAGCCACAGCCCAACGAAAACGGGGAAGTGGTCGCCTTCTGCGACTTCGCCGCCGGTCGCGACGAGAACATCCTAGCGATTCGCCGCGGCAATGTCGCCAAGATCGCCAAGGCGTGGGTCGAAAAGGACACCATGCAAGCCGCGCGGGAGTTCGTGCATCTGTTCAAGGTGAACGGCCTGCATCCCGGCGAGGTATGGGGAGACGCCGACGGCCTCGGCACCGTGATGATCGACGCGATCGAAGAGCTTGGGTTCTTCATCAACCGGTTCTACGGCGGGCAGGCCGCAAGCGATTCAGATGAATACGCCAATCTCATCGGTGAAGTGTGGCATGTCGGCGCCCGCGAGATCGAGCGCGGCCGGATTCACCTCGGCCAGCTCGACCCGGAGACGTTCAAGCAGCTCACGACCCGCAAAAGTGAGTGGAGTGAAAGCGGTAAGTTGCGCGCGGAATCGAAGGACAAGATGCGGGCGGAAGGCCGGCACTCGCCTGACCGCGGCGATGGGATTCTCGGTTGCATTGTATGCGGCTCGCGCCTGAGTGGTGCGGTGACGGCTCAGGCGGCAGCGGCTAGCAGCGTGGGCGAGTCGGCCTTCGACAGCGGACACGTCGGAGGATGGTAAGAAGTAACGTCACGCGGTTGACGAGACTAAAAAACGTGTCGAGGAACGAGGCAATTTCGATGAATAAGCGGAGTAATTCCATGTCGGCCTTAAATCATAAGTTAGACTTTAATTATGGATCGGAGCATGGGGACCACTCGCTTCCGTCGATCCGAAAAGCAGAGTTCGGCAGGGTGCCGTGGTCATGAAAACCACTGTCCTTGGAATCCTCACCATCCTCGTGGCCGTCGGAAGCGCGGCCGTTTCGTTCCTCAAAACCGGCACGTTCGACTTCGCCACTACCGCGGCTTCCGTTACCGCTGGCTTCGGCCTGATCAAGGCGAAGGACGCGACGCCGAAGTCGTCTGACAACGGCATCGTTCGTCTCGCGCCGCTCGCCTGTTTCCTCGCGCTCGGAGTCGCCCTGTTGGGCCTTGCCTCCTGCACAGTTGTCACCGCTCCCGACGGCACCGTGACCAAGACGCCCGACAAGGGCCTGATCCAGTCCGGTTTCGATTATGGCGACCGGCTGTTGGATCGGGTCTTTCCGAAGCCAGTTCCAGTTCCGCAAGCCGCTCCCGTTGTCACGCCGGCCAAGTAATCCCTCTTAATCGCAGCGTGGAGCAGAGGTAGCTCGTCTGGTTCATGCCCAGAAGGTCGCCGGTTCGAATCCGGCCGCTGCAACCAATTATTGCCGTCGCCATGACGACCGACACCATCAAATGGGGCGAAACCTACGACTTGGCTGTGCAAGCCAAGGACACGGAAGGAAACGTCCTGCCTCTGGCCGGTTATCAGGCGGCGGCACGTTTTGTCAGCATGCGCGTCGGCGGCGGTGAAGTCGCGACGGTGGACCTGATCATCGGCGAAGACGACACCGCTCGTTGCTCAATCGACACCGGAGCGGAAGGCTGGGCTCCCGGTCCCTATCGCTACGACGTCCGTCTCACCGATCCCGACGGAAACGACTACTGGAGCGACTCGGTGAAACTCGTTCTTCAAAACCGCGACACGCCTGCGTCCGTATGATCGCGACCATCGTCATCACTGCCACGCGCCAGCAAGCGCTCGCTTCGGTTGTGATCAATCGAGGCCCGACTGGTCCGCAGGGCGAAGATGGTGAAGCCGGACCGCAAGGCATCCAAGGCCCACAAGGGCTTCAAGGAGTTCAAGGTCCGCAAGGCGCTCAAGGGATACAGGGGCCAGCCGGTCTGCAAGGGCCACAAGGCGAAATTGGACCCCAGGGTGCGCAAGGCCCTCAAGGCCCCGCAGGGAGCGACGCAAACGTCACGAACGCCAACGTCAACGCCGCCATCGCGGCAGATCCTGCGGCGACTCGCGCCGCTGCCGGGGTGCCCGCTTACATCCAATCTAAAACGCCTTACGCGTTGCCGTCCGGCGCAAAGACGTATGCGGGCGTTGCGACGGCAATCGGTCCTGTCGGCTACGTCGACCGTTTTACTTCCAATATCGGGTTCGGTTGGGGCACCGACAACCCTCCGGCGCAGTGTATTCCCTTCTTCATGTCCAATGGACAGTCGCTATCTGCCGTAAAGATCCACCACATCTCCGGCACGCATCCAACTGCGGTTTTGGAAGTGGGATTGTATGCGGCCAATGCCGACAATTTGCCGGATGCGTATATCGACAAGGTGAGCTTTCCTCTCAATACGGCAGGGGCCGTAAAAACTGCATCGCTCGCGACGCCGTTCACGCCAAGCGGTTTATTCTGGGCAGTGATTCGTCCGTCGTTAGGTGACACGAATTTCAAGGCGGGAGGTAATGGTCAAACGCTGACAATTACCGGATACGGATTCGGTCACAACCTCCTCCTTGCTCAACTCTTTGGTGCGTGCCCGGTATCAACCGCCAACCTTAATAATTACCTTGGCTCCTACGGGCCAGTTCGAACATCGCAGTACAGTCTCCTGCCGACGTCCAGCATTCTTTCGCAGATTGGAATGACTCAAGTGTCAAACGCCCCGGCTTATGGCCTAATTCTTCACTGATAACGCTCATGCCACTCAAAGCGATTTTCCCGGTCCCAGACGTGCCTCAGGTGATAACGCCCTGGCAACTTCGGAAAGCGCTGAACCAATTCGGCCTGCGGGCAGCTGTCGAAGCCGCGGTGGCACAAGCCGACCAGAACACCAAAGACGGCTGGGAGTTTGCCACCGAGTTCCGCCGCGATGACGCCATGCTCAACGCGATGGCCGGTGCCCTTGGCATGACGTCCGAGCAACTCGACGACCTCTTTCATCTCGCCGCAACCCTCTGAACCCCCATGACCATTACCGAAGACCATTGGCTCACGGACGCGACGCGTTTGCCCCTACCCGGCGGAGCGTCGATGCAGGTGCGACGGTTCCTTGTGATCCACTTTACCTGCGGCGCCACCGCGCGTTCTTCGGTCGAGTTCTGGAAGTCTCCGGAAGCGAAGGGCGCGTGCGCTCACGTCATCATCGATCGTGACGGCACGGTTTACCAATGTCGTCCGTTCAATCGGACGTGTGGACACGCTGGGAAATCCACCTGGCGAGATCCGCGCACCGGCACCCGCTACGACGGTTTGAACGCGTGTGCGATTGGCATCGAACTCGCCAACGCTGGCGATGACGATTCGCTTGCGCGCAGGTGGTCGCGTATGCCGCTGCTCAAGGCTCGCCATAAGAACGGTGGCTCTGAGTGTGAGTGGGAGCGATTCACCGCGGAACAGATCGTCGCGTGCGAGGCGGTGTCGAAAGCCTTGGTCGCCCGCTACCACCTCGATGACGTGGTCGGACACGACGACATCGCACCGGACCGCAAGAACGATCCCGGCCCGGCCTTCCCCATGCTCCAACTCCGCGAAGCCTGCGGTTTCAGAGGCATGCCCAACCGAGCTTCCTGATCCATGCAGCTCTTCAAGCAACTCTATGACCTCGGCTTCACGCCGCTCAACTGCGTGTTGATCATCGCCGTCATCGCCGTCTGGAAGATGACCGGCAAGAAGGACAAAAAGCAGACAGAGGTTCGTGAGGAATGGCACGCGGAAACCCGGCAGCGGGTCGAAGCGATGCAAGGCCACGTCGAGAAGTGCGACGAAGAACGCGCCAACCTGCGTGAAGCCCACGCGAAGCTAGAAGGCCGTCTCGACCAAATGAGCCGCTGCCCGGTCAATGAATGCCCGAATCGGGCGCGATGAAAGTAACATTTGGTAAAACGCCGGGACTACAACCCGAAGAAAACGTGCGAGGGGCATCCCTTGAAAATTTTGACCATGTGCGCGAAGGTGCCAGGGAGTCCGTTCATAGGCTCGTGCATAGGTTGGAAATTGATCCTGTTGCGAAATTGTTCCGAGAAACATGCATCGTATCGCTCTCGCAGGGCTGTTCCATTACTAGTTCCTGAATGGAGTGCGGGGTCGAAGACAGAAATTTTATGCAGGTTTCTATTTGGGCCGAGCGCAGCTTTTAGGAAGTACTGCATATAAGTGTCCGTCATCGGCAGGCTGTAGCCGCAGACTACTAGGCTTTTGCACGTTCGAAGTGCGTGTAAGGCGGCTTTCCAAATGGGCGTCCCAAAGGTGGATTCGGTCTTATTAAAGACCGGCGGGATAATTTGGGGGTTCTCGTTTGCCAGCAAGAATGAGTTGTTCGGGGTTCCTTTGATTGAGGGGAAATTCAAAGAACCATGGAGTTTCAATAGCTTCACGTTGAAACTTTCTGACGGAAGGGCATCAGGGAGGACTGGATTAAGGGTCTTTCCCTGCTGGGCCGCGTGCCCATAGCCCCATGTTTGATCTCTGGTCGCAAAAGTTGTTTTCACAGGCAACGCATTTGCGTAATTTATGGAAACCCCGGGAAGGGTGTGGGGGTATCGGTGGCCGATAAGTAATTGAAACAGGGATCTTTCTAAGACTAGGTCGTAGTTGAAGCTAATGATGGTGGGTAACGAGTTGGAGTCATACTTCCAAAGCTCTATAAGGCTGCTCCAGAAGCTTCGATAGATGGATGCACCTTTATCTTGAATGTTTAGTAGGTCGCCTGTGTGTTTGACGTTGCAACAAAGCTCTATGGCTAAGGAAATGGCTCTCGTGAAATCCGAGAGGTTTTTTTTGCCTGCTCGGCTGCCACAGAAGGCTTCAAAGGAGAGCACGGACAGAATTTGCTCAATGTTGAACTGATCGACCGAAACTCTCGCGTGATAGGTTTCTATGCTGTCACGAATTCGAAGCACCTTTTGAAGAGTTTCTGCGTGCTTCGGATTGAGAGTCCCGTTGGGCGAACGTCCCGTTATTGCCATTTCGGTCATCCGCTCCATGAAGTTGCTCAAAAGCGGTATGCCGGCGTCGTAGCTGGCCCCAGCTCCTAAGAGGATTACGTTATCGCTCATCCTGAGATCCTCTTAATGTGTCAATGCTTACACTTCCCGCAGGTTCCGCCGGAGTTGCAGTGCTTGCAGTATTTGCAGTTCTTGCATGCGGTGCAGCCGTCGTCGCCTGAGCATTTGCCAGCCATGGCGGTGCTGGCGCTAAAAAGTGAAAGAGCCGTGAGAACAAGGATCGTTTTCATAGGGGGTATGCTCGTCTAACGAATTGGCGACAAGGGGACAAGAGGATAAGCCTCGCGCGTGCTTGCCCGTTTAATCGCTCTTTTCCTTCTCTTCCTCACCGGCTTCGCCTTCGCCATCGACGAAGCTGGCATTCTCTCGCCGCTGATTTCGCCCGCGAAGATCGACAGCCTCAGCGCCGATCGTGCTGCGAACCCGAGATTGCGAAAGATCGCCTACTGGTTGGAGACGGCGAGGCGGAACGGGCAGGACGTGGGAGCGGTGATCGACCAGGCACAGCGGGGCGCGGGATACGCGGGAACGCCCCGGGCCGAGGTCGAAAAGGCGGCACTGTTGCGCAACCTCACCATTCTCGAGCGTCTCGGCTGTCTTACCGACGAGGGCATGACGAAGCTACGGAAGGGAAACGCCCCCATGATTACGAAAGGGCCTTACGCCGGAGACATCGTCGAGGTCGATCACATCATCCCCCGGGCCGTGGCGCCGGAGCTCGATTACAAGCTCTACAACCTCGAGTTCATGCCAGCGCGGATGAACCGCGAAAAGAGCGCCAAGATCGGCCAACGTCAGATCGCGTTAGCCAAACAATGGGCGTCTCAGGGGCTGCTTTCGGAGAATGGTAAACGCGCGGTTCTCGGGGGAGGTTAGAGAAATCGATGCCGATTGGAATGTGCCCCAATTCGGTGGATATGTTAGATCGGTGGCATGGAATCGAACGAGCACCAGGAGGATGGACTTAATGCCAAGGATCTATTGCGCTATTTTGTTTGGACGGCTGTCGTGATTGCCGGAGTGATGGTCCTTTATTTTTTGGTGGTTAAATGGGCGTATGGAGGGACGCTCGCCAATATGGCCAGTTTTGGCGATTCTTTCGGGCCGATCAACGCCTTCGTCTCCGGGGTTACGTTTTTCGTGCTGATCATTTCGATCATCCTTCAACGGAATGACCTGAAAGCCCAAACCAAGGCGCTGATGCTCCAGCAGACGGCTCTCGAGCAGCAGATCACCGAGTTCCAGCACCAGAAGGACGAAATGGCGCGTGCCGCGTCGGCACAGGAAGAAGCGAATCGCATCACGCGACTTGGCTTTCAGGTTGAAGCGTTGAAGAGCAGAATTGCATGGCATACCGCGTTCATCCAAAGAGGAGGAGCCTTGGGGAATGCGGACAATCGCGTTAAAGAACACGTTGAGGAGCTGGAGACGCTGCTGAGACAGAATGGCATCGAAATAGGCCCAAGGGACCACTGAACGCGCCGGACGCCTAGCTTCCCGAGTGCCAGCTTGTCGGGCATGGCTCCCGGCTTCCGCCCTGTTGGCACCGCTCTTCCGCCGCGTCGTGACGTTCTTATTGAAGCGGCGGCGGCTTCGCCGTCGCTCTCCCTTACCGAGTCGATCATCGTTCCCAAGGCGCAGGAACGCCTGTTGGAGCTGTTCGAGCGCGAGCAATTGCCCGGAGACGTTCGCCAGACGCTGGCGGCTGCGCTTGCGGGCGACCTCCGCCAACAGCAGCTCCTGTTTCAGGCCATGGTGGACACGTGGCCGCGCCTGCAGAAGGCGCTCCGGGAGGTGAAGCTGGCCGTGCGCAAGGCTCTCTGGCAGCTCAAGCCGTGGGCCGAACGCGGTGAGAAACCTAAAGGCGGTGCCGAGAAGCTGGCCCGCGAGGTGGAGGCGGCGATCTGGTCGATGAAGCCGGATCCCACCCGCAACGAGAAGGGTTTCGAGGGCATGGTCGAGGAACTAGCGCTCGGCTACTTCTTCGGCCACCAGGTGTTGGAGATCCGCTGGGAGCGAGACGGCAAAGGCATTCGGCCGAAGTCGGCGAAAGTCGTGCCTCCGCGATTCTACGGCTACCCCTACCACGACGCGGGCGAGGACCGGCTCATGTTCGACCCGAACGGCGGCATGGGTGCCGAGAATTACGTCGATTTCCCGGAGCACCGGTTCCTGATTGCGATCAACGGCGGTCACCCGGGCCATGCTTCCATTGCGGCTCCGTTGCGAGCCTTGGCGACCTACTGGCTCGCCGCCGTGTATGGCCTGAAATGGCTGACCCAGTTTGCGCAGATCTGCGGTGTGCCCTTCCGGTGGGCCGAGTACGCTACGGGCGACGAAACTTCGAAGCGAGTCGTTCAAGAGATGCTTTCGAAGATCGGCTCGGCCGGCTGGGGCGCGTTCCCGGCTGGCACGAAGGTCAACTTTGTGGACACCGGCAAAGGCGCGAACACGGTCGCGCAGAAGGTGCTCCTCGATCTTGCTGATGAGCAGTGCGACATCTTCATCCTTGGCCAGACGCTGACGAGTTCGGCGGGCGACAAGGGGAGTCAGGCACTGGGCAAGGTGCATGAGGGCGTCCGTCAGGACGTGATTGAAGGCGTCTGTGACTTCGTGGGTGAGGTGCTCAGCTACCAGCTCGTGCCGTCGATCGTAACGCTCAATTACGGCGAGAACCGCGAGGACCTGCCCGGCGTGTGGGCGGAGTGGCCCGAAGAGAAGGACCTGAAGGCCGAGGCCGAACGGTTCGAGGCTTTGAAGCGCCTGGGCCTCCAAGTTGGCAAAGAATGGGGATACGAAACCCTCGGCGTGCCGATGCCAGGCGATGGCGATGAATTACTTTTCCCGGAACCTCCGGCGGATGGTGCGCAGGGAGATCCTGCGACGGGTCCATTTCTGCCCCATGAAACAAAGCCGGAGGACGGGAAAACCGACGAGAAGAAGGGCAAGAAGCCAGTCGAAGCGTCCGACGCCAGTGAGTGGCTGAACTTCGACGAAAAGTCCGGCTCCCTGGGAATCCCTCGCCGTGAAATGCCGCAGATCAAGAGTGGCGATCGTGCGTCGATGGTGCAGTTCCTACGAGCCCGAGGCATCGAAAGCCGCGAGGAACTGGTCGACGCCTCCGCGCTCATTCCGACCCAAGCCGAGTATGCGCCGGCCAAGGTGGCAGCCGCGAAAGCCTACACCGGTGGCAACCGGGCGATCCTCATCTCCGAAGACAGCCACGTCGTGGATGGCCATCACCAGTGGCTTGCCGCGAAAGAAGCCGGTGAACCCATCCGTGTGATCCGCCTGTTGGCGCCCATCGCCCGGGTGCTGATGATGGTCCATCGCATGCCCTGCACGACGGTTGCCGCATCCATTCGTGAAGACTTGGACGACGGTCGTGAAAAACCTCTGACCGTGGACAAGCTTTCCGCCGCCGTGCTCGAAGGACTCACCGGTGTTTCGCGCGAGTGGCTGTCGCCGGTGCGGCCGTTCTTCGACCGCTTGGCCGCGCTCGCGATGTCGAAGCACGTCACCGATGAGGACTTTTTGGCGGCCCTAGAAAAAGCCCGGACGCAGCTCCCAGAATTGTTCGACCTGCTCGACGTGCAGGCGTTGGAAGATGCGTTCGCGAATGCGATTGGTTCGGCCGCGTTGGCGGGCAGCACAAAGCGCTACGAGCCATGATTCGCCTATCGGTCAACGTGAAGGACTCGGCGAGCCCAGCGCTTGCCGCCGTGATCTCCGCGCTCACCGGCCCGGAAGCGGCCGGGCTGAATGCTGTGGGCGGTCGGTCCGCATCCAATGCCGCCGCGTCCTATCATCGTACATTCGATCAATCCGGCGGGTGGCGCGGGAAGCGCTATCTCGGGCCGAGTCAGACTGACGGCAGCCGGTTCGGCGCTGACGTCGCCCGCGGCTGGAAATTCGATTCCTCGGACAAGCAGGGCGCGATCATCTCGAACGACGCCGATCATTATCGGTTCAAGATCACCGGCGGCACGATCACGCCCAAGCGCTGGCGTTATCTAACCATTCCATTGGTCCCGGAGGCGAAGGGGCTGCGAGCCGCGACTTACGTTCAAAACACCGGCCTGAAGCTCTTTCAGCCGCGTGGCAAACGAGTTTTGGCCGTGAAGGACGGGAAGGGGATTCGCCCGATCTATGCGCTCGTTTCGTCCGTGACCATGGGGCCGTGGCCGAACGCGCTGCCGCCGGAAGAGCTGCTGACTGACCATTTCCTCTCTGGTTGGCGTGACGCGTTGGAGGCGCACATCGAAGACGCATGATCGACAGGCCCATGACGTTTGAGGAGGCGATCCGCTTCTTGTTGGATAAGGAACAGCTCCCCGCCGAGTGGGACGCCAAGGTTTGGGCCGCGCAGGAAGTCGACTTCCGAACGCAGGCGTTCTTTGTCGCGAAGGTGGAGAACGCCCGGTTCCTCGACCGGGCGCAGACGCTGCTCTTCGACTATCTGGCGAAGGTTCGCGAAACGGTGACCACTCCGGATGGAGAGAAGACGGCGCTTTCGGTCTCAGACCGTTCCCACTTCGTGAAGCTGATGCGCGATTTCATGATTCAGGAGGGCATGGCCAAGCCGGAGGACCTCGCCGGCGTGAATCAGAAGGATGTGCAGGACATCCGCAGCCTCGCGCGGCTAAATCTGATCTTCGACACCACCGTTCGCAGCGCTTATGGCTTCGGCCAATGGAAGCAGGGGATGCAACCAGCCGTCTTGCGAGCCTTCCCGGCCGCTCGTCTCATCCGTGAACGCGGCGTGGCGGTTCCCCGGCCGCGGCATCAGGCGAACTTGGGCGAGGTGCGATTAAAGACCGACCTGCCGTGGTGGGCCGACTTCCACAACGCCAGGGAAATCGGCGGTTTTGGCGTGCCGTGGGGGCCATACGGTTTCAACAGCGGCGTGAACCAGGAGGACGTTTCACGCGCGGAGGCAAAGGCGCTCGGGCTCGATGTTTCCGAGGTGAAGCCGACCGACGGCAAGCTCACCGACGGCACACAGGCCAGCACGCGGAAGATGGACCCGGATCTGAAACGGAAGCTGTTGGAAGAACTCCGCCGTGGACCGAAGCCGCGCGACCCGGAAGAAGCCGCACGGCAAGCGGCAGCGGAAACCCGGCGGGAAATGCTGCGTCGCGGAATGGGCGAAGCTGAACGCTGGGGCGACCTCGCTAAAGTGGAGGAATACCAACAGGCGATTGCCGACCTGCCACAACGCGGTCTCATCGTGCGTGAAGTGGGCGATGCGGTCGCGATCGGTAATCCGTCGCGACCCTCGAGCGAAGCGTTTCAATCCGAAGCTCTACCCGGTTCGGCCGACTGGTATGCCGAGCTCGAGCAATGGCTGGCATCGCAAGGCATGGATGCGAGTCCGGACGCGGTGGATGCTTACGCGAAGGAAGTCGCTCGCCAAATGGGAATCCGCCTTTGAGGGGACCACTCCCGCGCGTGGGAAGCGTGCGGCTCGGGCGATTAGATCGAGGCCATGGGTCGCCTCATTACCGCCATATGCAGTGCACTGCCTGCCACGGGAATTCCGTTGGAAGTCTGCTATGTCCCTGAGGGGAAGCAGAAGATTTACCCCCAAAGCCATCCGAACGGGGTGTGGGTAGACATGCCCGCTGAGCAGGGAGTGGCTATCGCTGCCCGTTTTGATGGACAGCTTCAGGACTTGCTCAAAGCGAACGTCAAGCCGTGGATCGATTTCGAGCACACCGGCCGCTATCCATCCGCAGGCCGTCCCACCGCGTTCCGCTATGAACCGGGCAAAGGTCTGATGTGTGCGATGGATTGGAGCACCTCCGGCCGCCGCGCGATCAAGGGCAAGGATGTGAACTACTTCTCCCCCCGTGTGGACATTGACGAGAAGGGCATTCCGACCTCGCTGCCGAAGCGGGGACCACTCGGTGGATTGGTCACCGAGCCCGCTTTTCGCGATGGAACAGCCATCGCCGCGAACCAAGCGGAAGACACACCAAATCATCCCGCCATGATCACAATCCTCGCCTCCTGTGGACTCCTGACCGCCAACGAAGCCGCGCTGGAAGGCGCGGAAACTCTCGCCGCCAACCGCGTGACCGCGCTCAAGGCGAACGCCGAGAAGATCGTCACTCTTGAAGCCGCGAAAGCGGATGCGGAAAAGGACCGCGACGAGTGGAAGAAGAAGTTCGAAGACGCCGACGCCGCTAACAAGTCCGAGAAGGAGAAGCGCGCGAAGGACAAGGTCGAAGCCGCCGTGGCCGCTGGCAAAATCGCCCCGAGGGACGAAGAGACGAAGAAGTATTTCACCGACCGCATCGTCGCCGGTGACGCCTTCGCCGAGAAGATGCTCGAGAACCTGCCGAAGCAGCATCCGGGCATCGACAAGCCGCTCGTCACCGCTGCAGCCGACGGCAAGGGCGCACAGGGGGCCGATGGCGAACACGCCTTCGTGACCGAAGCTCGCAAGCTCATCACCGCCAACCAAGCGAAGACCGAAGACGAAGCATTCAGCCTCGTGGCCTCCAACAAGCCTGATCTCTACGCCGACTACTGCAAGCAGTTCGAAGGCTGATCCCCATCCACTGATTCAACCCTTAGCAGCTTACCATCATGGATACTTACTCCGAAGGCGCTTACAAAAGCTTCACCGAGGAAAACCTCCTCGATCTCAAGGACAAGGAAGGCTTTCTTGTCGAACTTGGCGCCGCCGACGGCACCGTGAAACTCGCCACTTCCGCCGACAAAGCCATTGGCGTGCTCTTTGGCCGCAGCAGCCTGGAAACCAAAGAGGTCGCTGTGCGCCTCCTTGGGAAGGGCGGCACCGTCAAGGTCAAGGCCGGCGGTGTGATCGCCAAGAATGCCCGCGTTACTTGGGGGGCTGGCGGCAAGGTCGTCACTCAGCCGACCGCCGCAGGCACATACCGGACCCTTGGCCGCAAGCTCGGCATGGGTAACTCCGCTGACGGCGACATCGTCGAGATCATCGACGTGATCGAACCAATCACTGTTGCGGCCTAAGACCATCTTCACCCCTCCGATAACCCTCAGCCCATTTCCGACCTATGAAGTCCAACGCTGTTTTCAATCACGTCCTGAGCCGCACCGCCTCGCAGTATGCTGTCAACGAGGCGGAATATGCTGCCGCCGCGCTGTTTCCGGTTTTCAACGCCGCGGTAAATGCCGCCCGTTTCCCGGTGTGGCTCAAAGACAACCTGCTCACCGTTCCGATCATCAAAGCCCGTGCGCCGGGCGCTCCGTATGAGCGCACCGACATGGTGCTCGATGAGGACACCTACGCAACCTACGACTATGGTATCGAGCTCCCGCTCGACGATCGGCAGAAGGCAATTTATGCCAGCGCCTTCGAAGCCGACAAGGGCAAGGTTCAGCGTGGAACGCGTATCCTCATGCTCAACAAGGAGCGCCGCGCTTATCAGCTCGCCACGGGTGGCAGTGTGCCGTCCTCTTCGCCTGTCACCAAGTGGGACGCCGAGGATTCCGACCCCATCGGCGATGTGAAGGCGGTTGTGGAGGTGATCCACGACAACTGTGGTATGAATCCGAATATCGGCATCATTCCCCGCGACGTGTTCAATGTTCTGACCGAACACCCGAAAATCACCGAAAAATTCAAATACACGCGTGGTGGTAACGTCACGGCGGAGATTCTCGCGGCGATCCTAGGCCTCGACCGCATTGTGGTCGCCGGTGCTGTGCAGAACGCCGCTGCCGAAGGTCAGGCCATCAGCGTCTCCAAGCTGTGGGGTGACTCGGTTGTGCTGGCTTACAGCAACGCGACGATGGATCTGGAGTCTCCAACCTTCGGTCGCACCTTCGCCTGGGCGGGCTACACCGGTGCCAAGAGCGGCGAAATCGCCGTCATGAGCTATCGTGAGGAAAACCCGCCCGCTACCATCCACCAGCTCAAGCACGACGTTCAGGAGAAGATCGCGGCGGCTGCGTGCGGTTATCACCTGTCCAACGTGCTCGCCGCTTGAGCTGATCACCTCGAACCCGTCACTGTATGAAGTTCATCGTCACTGATTCCAAAGGCCTGCTGATCGGCGGACAGCGCATTCCGAAAGGAAGCGCGTTGCCCGCCTCGGTTTCCGGCTCGCAGCTCATCGCTTGGAAGCGATTCGGGCAGGTGAAGGAAGCCCAGGAGAAAACCGAAAAGCCTTCCAAACAGGACGGCCCGGAGAATCCCGACAAGGGCTCGCCCAACAAGCCGGGAGATCCTGACAAGTAAGTTTCCCGGTTGCTCGGTTGGTCATACCAAAGCCCCGTCCGTTGCCAGCGGACGGGGCTTTTTTAAAAGCGTTGCCCCTAGCGAAAATTCCGGGAGGATAAATTTGTGAGCTGGAATGATTTGGTCACATTGGTTGGCGGCTGGTTTTCTGCACCTGCATCTTGGAGCGTCCTCATCGCTACCTGTGCATTGGTTATCAGCATTTGGACAAAGCTGGGCGTAAACCGCGAAATCCGGATGCGCTGGAAAATTGAACAGATTAGACGGCTCGGAGAGGCTTTCGTCGCTGCCCAAAAAGCAAAAAACAAATTGAGTGAATGTGAATCCCTATTAGCGGCGTTAATAAGTGGCGCAGTTGCGGAAGGGAAAAGCAGAGAGACACTGGAGGAAATGCGTTCTCTGCGTGACACCATAGAGGGACGCTATCAGGAGGTTTGGGAGTGGGTAAAGAATGCAGAAGCTGTCCTTGGGCACTTCGAGAGAGGCGGAGATGCGAACTTGGACCTGCGAAATGCGGAAGTCAAAGTCGCTCGCTTCAATCAACTTCTGGCTTTAACCGAAGGGGATGTTCATCACGTGAAGAGCGAAGAGTTCAAGGATAGTTGGGAGCGGATAGATGCTCGAATAAAGGCGATGAGAGCATTGAATGAATCATGCTTCGAGGGGACCACTCAGGAAGGTGGAGTGACGCGTTGGGCGGGGGAATCCTCGTCCCATGCCTTGGGTTGAGTTCACCACCGATCACGTCAAAGCCCGCCTCGCCGCACGCGAGCTGGAGGTTTACGAGGAGACGGCATCGGCGGAAGCCGACGAAGGCGAGTTCTCCACGCCGGTGCCGCGACTGCCGCAAATCGTTGAGCAGATCGTGATGCGGATTCGCGGCATGGTCCGCGCGAATCCCCGCGTCTCCGCGATGGGACCGGCCGGCACGATTCCTGACTTCTGCGTCGCTCATGCGGCCGTGCTCGGACGCATGGCGCTCATCGGCCTCAACCCGGTTCCGGAAGGCATGACCGACCCGCGCCGCGACGAATATCGCGCGGCCGAGAAGTTCGTCGAATCGCTGCCGTCGATGCATCCGAGCGCCTTTGGGGATGATCTGCCGACGTCCACCGCAACCGCATCCGCCCCGGTCTATGGCGGCAACTGCTTGCTCGATTTCTGACCATGAGCCGCCCGAAAACCATTGGCTTTGCCATCGTCGAACGCCTCGAGGAAATCGAAGAGCTGGCGGGCAGGGTGTTCTACTTCCAAGCCCGGACCGCCGAGAGCGAATTCACCAAGCGCATGGGCAAGGCCCGTGGCCGCGCGGTGGTGGTCCGGTTGGTGAAAGCCACGAACATCAGCCAGACGCACCGGGAGGCATTCTATGGCGGAAGCTTTACCGTTTCGCTGTTTTCCTCGTCTCTTCTCACTTCCAAGGAGGCGAAGGACACCGACGCGCTGATGCAAGAGATCGCCAACAAGCTTCAAGGGTGGTGGCCGGGCAACGTGCCCTCCAACGGCATTATGTTCTGCCGCTGTGGCGACATCACTTTTCCTGACGATCCCGATTTCGACGTGGCTGTGATGCCCGTCGACGCACCTCACCAATCCGCCTGATCCCATGTCCGACGAAGCCGCCCAACCTGCCACCAAACCCGTCAAATCCGAACCGCAGTTCGCCTGCGTCGTGATCAAGGAGTCGATCACCTACGGCCAAGTGATCCTTGGCAAAGGCCATCGGCTCAAGCTGCCGAAGAGCGAAGCCGAAGCGCTCGCATCGATCGGTCACATCGAGATCACGGGTCTCTGAACTTCCACCTCATCCCTAACTCCCGCACCCCATGGCCTACGCATACGGCAATCTCGAAGAGCGCCTTCCCGGCGCCAAGTTCCGCTTCATTCTCGATGGAACGGTGATCTCCACTCAAACGATCGGAAAGTCGGTCAAGCCGGCCGCCGACGCGTTCACCGACGACTACAGCCTCGGCAAGATCGGCAACGCCAAATACACGCCCAAGACCAAGGATCGCTCCCGTGAGTGGTCGCGTGAAGACGGCAAAGGGTGGGCGGAGCGCAACGAGAAGATCGTCACCGAAGACGCGCACCAGATCACCATGATCGAGTTCCCGTCGAAGATTCACGACCGGCTGGCTTTCGGTCTCGAAACCGCGCCGGTGGACGACACTGAGCAGCAGGCTTACGCAACCTCGGACCGCGGCCTTAATGGTTGGGCGCAGTTCACCCTTACCAAGCAGGACGGCACCGCGACCGGTGTGCTGACGCTGCACATTCGGCTCGAGCTGGAGACCACGCCGGAAATCAAAAACGAATACGGCAGCCCGGTCTGGCGTATCGTCCACCTCAAGGACGCGTCTCCCACCACGCTCGACACCTACAAGCCGTATCCGGCTGCGGCCTAACCTCCCATGCGCGAAAGCGGCTGGCGTATTACCTGGAATCCCGCGGGCGAAAGCTCGCGGGTTCTTTTGGATTTCGGCGACCTCATGGACGGCGAGATCCAGCGCGACCTCGTGCAAGTGGTGGACGTCGGTCGCTTCGATCAGGCGACGCAGGGAAGGCCGTTCGGTCGTAAGAACCGCAAGCGTCGGCTGGAATTCAATCGACTCGTCGAATTCACCAATGGCGCGGAGGCATTCCTCTCGATGCTCGATGCCGCGTCGAACGATCCGTGGGGCGAGAAACAGCTCATCCAAATCGCGCCGATTCTCGGTGGTTCGGCATACGGACGCGCGGCATTGCTCTCCTTCGAGCGCGAGTTCGTGACGCAGCCGTATCCGGGCTACGTCGAAAAATACGCCTTCCGGATCGACAGCGGCACCACCGGGCCGGGAACGCCAGCCATTACGATCCTTGAGGGCTGGTTCAATCCGCCGGTTGAGGGCGGCGGGACGTCGAGTGGCAGCATTACCGTGACGCTGCCGCCCGATCACGGCATCGTCGCGGGCGATGTCGTTTATGTGTCCGGGGTGTCCGGCGTGACCTCGGGTTATTACCCGGTTACGAACGTTAGCGGCAATAACGTGACGATTGGCGCCGCGTCAAATGGGCAGCCGGTTGAGGAGTTCCCCGACGTCTTCGGCACCGATGCTCTCGATCCGCACAACCCGAACGAGTCGCCCCATTTTGGCGCGGGTGCCGTGAATTTCAACGGCACGGTCAGCCTCCACGTGAGCGGCATGACCGAAGTCGGCGCGTCCTATCAATGGCGGTCCGGTGGTGATTGGAATGACATCAGCCCAGATGGATTCGGCCGTGCCGAGATTACTTTCAGCACGCGGTTGCTCCGCATCGATCATGGCGCTTGGTACCGCGCGTCCTACTCGGGTGCCGTGTTGATCATCGATGGGGAGACGCAGCCGCCGCAAGCGAACCCTCCGGGGTTCCAGGTGACCGAGTCTCGGACCTTCCTCGACCTCTTCGAACTGCGAAAAAACGGGGTCAAAATCGACGAGCACCGCATCTCGCCCAACTTCAAGACCCGGAAACTCCACACGTATATGGGGCCGCGGTTTCACGAGGTCGCCACCGGGAAGACCGTCACGGCCACGCTGCGGGCGGATGGTGGCATGGCTCGGTTAGGCACGGGCGTGGCCGAGATCATCACCTCCGGCACTGTCCAGAAAGCCGAGTAACCGATGGCCTACCAATCTCCAGTCCTGATCGAATACGTGATTGATGGCGATGCCTACACGGTCGCGGCCGTCGGCGATTGGATCGATCGCTTTCGCACAACCGGCCAACAGGATCTCCACGAGTCGGACGGCTTTAAGGCGAAGGATGCTTGGTTCATGCCGCTTGGAACCGCCACCGGCGAAGTCGGCTTCGTGGTCGAACGCGATTACTCCGCTAACGCCGATGCCCAAGCGGCGTTTCTCTCGCCCGAAGTCGTCGATGGTGCCGACCTCGTTCAATCGACGGGCACGCTGCGGATGACGATTGGCGCGGCGGTGCGCGAGTGGGGAAATGCCGTGCTGCAATCCGTCTCGCCAGCTCTTCCGTCCGGGCCGACATCTACGGTGGCGACCGCATTCCGCTTCATCGTGCCGCCGGTGCCTAGTTAACGAACTGTTCGGGTGAATAGTTTTGGCTGGTTCCCCAATCGAGAAAGGATTATTCCGGCCAAATGGAAGGTTTGATCCCTATTCTCAACCAAGGAGCCGAGTTCATAGTCGATTCCCGGCATGTCGCGGATCTATTCAACATCCAGCACAAAAGCCTTCGCGAACTGATCGAGTCCCACGAGGCTGAATTGACTAGGCTGGGATTTTGGCGGTTTGAAACCGCTAAAATCACAAATGACTTAGGGCGAACGACTAAGGGCAGGCCGGAGAAATTCTATTGGCTGACTTTTGACCAGGTCATCTACCTGCTGACACTTACGAAGAGCACGGCGGAAACGAGGGAATTTCGCGTCCAACTCATCCTTGCCTTCCGCGCCGCCAGAGAACGCTTCCGGCCAGTGGATGCCTACCTGCTCTCGATCCCCGAGAGGTGGCGTAAGACCTTCAAAGACGATTTTTACGTAGCCCTGTTGGGTATTTACGGAGCCGATTATGATGCCTCGAAGAACAAGCCGAGCTGGGTAGGTGCATGGACTAACCGGTTTATCTACGAGCCCATCTACGCAATGATGGCAACCGAACTAAAGGCGAAGCGAAAGGCCTATTGCGGGAGTTCTGGGAAGGATCCTGAGTTCATCAAGCTCCATCAATTTTTAGAAGAACACGCCCGCGATGATCTTCGAGACCACATGACGAAAATCACTACGCTATTGCAGCTTTCTGGGTCCAAATACGAATTTGCGGAACATTTTCGTTCGGTTTTCCACGGTAACACCCAGCTTCGAATGGACGGGCTTCTTGACGATCGCTTCTCCTGACGGGACCACTCCCCGGCGTGGGAGAGTATCGGCCACCGGGCGAATCTCCCCGCATGGCCGACAAAAAAGTTGAGATCCGGATCGATACCCAGGCGAATACCAAGGGAGCAAAGCAAGCAGAAGACGCCCTTGAGAACGTGACCCAAGAGGCGCGCGAGGTGGGGAAGGCGGTGGGCGACATCAATCAGGCTCGCTCCATCGACGCCATGGAACGGGAGTTGGTAGATCTGACCAAACAGCTCCGTGCGGTTTCGGTTGGCTCCCAGGAATTTGGGGCGTTGGCAGAACGCATCCAGGAAGTGGAACGAGAGCTGGAACAGGCCCATCAGGCGGCCTCGGGATTCACTCGTCGAATCAATGATGTGAATTCGGCTTCCAGCAAGCTCGGCAAGACGGTCGGCAAAGGCGGCAACGCCGGCGGCGCGGTGTTGGAGTTTTCCCGCGCCTTCGAAGACGCCCAGTATGGAATTCGCGGCGTGCTCAACAACCTACCCGGTTTGATCGCCATGCTCGGCGGCGGTGCTGGATTGGCGGGCGTGATTTCGATCGCCGCAGTAGCTGGCACCTACCTCTGGGAGAAAATGCAGCAGGGGCCGAAGGACTCGACCAAATCGGCCGAAGAATACCTCGATCTGCTCAAGCAGATCGCCAAACGCATGGGCGAGGAGGATCGCGACGTGCTCGATTTACGCAAGCAAGCCGACGACGAACGGACGGAAAGCCTCCGCAATCATCAGGCCCTCCAAGAACGAATTTTTAACGCGGAAATCACTCGGGAAAAATCGCGGATTCAGGCTGACGGCAATTTGGAAATCGCCAAAGAACGGCTGAAACTCGCGATGATCGAAAGGCAGCTCGCGACCACTACAGGCGAGGAAGCGCTACGCTTGGCCAAGGAGCGAGAGGATTCGCTTACGCGAATCTTGGACAAGGAACGCCAGATTGCCGAGCAGGTGCGTCAGCAAGACGTTAAAGCCGCGGAAGAGAGGATCGGCCAAACAAAGGAAACGGTCGACACCTCGGAAGATCAGGTGCGCAAGTGGTTCGACATCGTGGGCAAAGAAACCCGGCGTCGTGACGAGCTACAGGACATCATCGCGGAGGAGTCGCGGAATCGCGAGCAATTGATCAAGGAGGTCCAAGAGAGCATCGAAAAAATACGCCAAGAAAATGGCCGAAGCCCACTCAATCAGAAAAAAGCGGGCGAACTATCCAAGCTCGAACAGCAAGAGCGTGATCTCCAAAAGCCAACCGCTCGTGAATCCGAGGCTTCGGAAAAACTCTCCCAGCAGCTCGAAACGCTCAAGGAAGCGCAGGAGAAAAGCAAGGAGTCCGCGAAGCAGCTTCAAGAAGCCGAGCGCAAGCTACGAGTCGCCACCGAGGACCTGGCACAGCTTCGCAATAACCAAGCGCAGGAACGGCTAAACGACAAAAGTCAGAACGATTTCGCGGCCGACTCAAATCTCGAAATAGGCAAGCAGCAAGCCGCGGATGATGTTTCCCAGAAAGTTTCCGATTTGATCGAGTCCATCAAAGCGGCGATCCCGAACCCAAACGACTCGGGGGTGAAATACCTGATTGATCAGCTCGCGGCGCTCCAAGAAGGAGGCGTCCAACAAGAAGAGCAACAAGCGGCAGCAGCGGCGCTGCAAAAATTGGTCGGTCTCACCAATTCAGATTACCAGGCCAAGCAGCAATTTTACGGATCGGTCTCCGGCGTGTTTGAGGAGCAAAACAAGTTGATCTCTCGATTGGTTGAACTGTGCGGGCGACAAAAGAGCCAGCTCGACGAGCAAGGAAACCGGATCAAGACACTGGAGCAAAACCAAGGTCACCCGAATCACTGACGGATTTCGAGGCGCTTAAACGCGGCCGATTCGCTTTTGATACGGAAAACAATCATCCCATAGTTTCCCTCCCAGTCCGCTTGTGCCTTGTTCAATATGGCTTGGAAATCGTTCCCATATACCCCGTTGCAATTGCCTGCGTTTTTAAGCCCAATGAACTCCAGATAGCTTTTGGTTTCGCTTTTTATGCGATATTCGATCATTTGGAAGTCGTTGGACCAATCCTTTTGTGCGGTCGATTTGATCTTGCTGATAATATCCGACGGTATGTTGTTTTCGTCCATCGTGGATGAAGGAACTGATGTCGGAGGCTTCTGGTCGTCATAATCAACATAAAGAGGGGCGTCATCCAGCTTTGCGGATATTTGGACATTTGGTTGAGACTTCTTGTCCAGACCCGCCGCTTTCTCAAAGAAGTGCTGCGCTTCGCCTGGGGAGAACTCCCCGTCTTTTTCGACCTTGGCAATCAAGGAGGCCGCGTTCCTAAGCGCCCCTTCGCTTCTGTTGTTAGCGGACATCTTCTCGGCTTCGTTCGTCGCTGTTTTGGCGGCTTGCGTTTGCATGACGTATTCCACCGCAAGAAGAAGTAAGTTCTTCTTAGTGTCGGCGCGCACTTCATTGCGGACGGCGGACTTGAGGTCGGCCATGCCCTTTTTCAGAGCTGCCTCATTTTCTTGGTAGCGTTTTTGGCGCTCAGCCTCTTCGCTTGCAAATCTCTTTCGATCTGCGGCCAAATCTGCGGCCAAACGCCTCGCCTCATCAGCCGGGGAAGGAGGTTGTTCTTCTGCGGCGCAAAACAGAGTAGTGCTGAATAGAATTGTAGCGCAGAGGTGCGGGATCGAGGGCTTCATGATCAAAAGTTGGCAATGATTTTATCCACGACGCTGGGCGACGTTAATGCCTTTCTTTGCTCGATGTCGGCGGAAGTCTGGATGTATAAGTTTCCATTCCACAATCGCGCTTGAATCGCGGAATTTTCGGTTTGGAAAAGAGTTTCGAATTTGTCGGCTTTGATTTTAACCCATCGCGAGCCGCCTGCATTCGCAAGCAATAGCGAAGCGATTTGCGTCTCCGAGAATTCGGCTCTGGAAGGGTCGATTCTTGAAGCGCTCCACAGCGCAAACTGAATCCCCGTGCACCGGCCATCGGTGTAATAACAAGTCGTGGAAACGGATTCGGAAATGTATGTGGAAAGTCGACGGTTTCCATACCTTTCCTCTTCCGTAGCCACCCCGTATCGGACGGCACATTGCTCGGGTGTCTCCCCGATACGGGCCATGGAAAGGCTTGGCGTCAACGTGCCTGCGAGGGCGAGCAAGGGAAGGAGTCGCTTCATGGGAGCAGCCTAGCAGGCTTGGCAAGGGGGTGTGCGAGTTTGGGCTTGGTGGCCGTTTGTGATATGCATAACTAGCGGCGTGAACATCAAAACGGTGATAGGTCTATACCGGGCGGGGATGCTGTCTCGAAAGCGAGCCTTCGAGGTTCTGAGGGGGCAGGGCGTTTCCGCGAGCGCGGCGAAAGCGGTTTTGTTGACATGCGACGCGGGGGAGGCGGCGGAAATTGGGGAGCGGCTGAATCGATTCCGGAGGCGGAAGAAGGTCGCTCGCCGCATCGGTAGATGCGGTTGAAACCAGCCGGATCGGTCGCATTTGTTACAGGATTTCGAGCGCTCAAACAAAAGGCCGTCCCTCTCAGACGAGTAGGGACGGCCTTTTTTATAATCGGCCAAACCATGAAATCCTCCCCCCGGATGACGTCATGACCGTGCCTACTAATTTGATAGTGATTGCATGAATTTGATTCAACGCGGAGTGTCGTTTTTGCGTATTACCACGTAATTACAAGGGGTGGAGGGGTGCAAAAGTGCGCGAGTTTACCTAATGCTCTGCGGAATCGACAACCCGCAGCGATGGGAAGTGACGGTTGAAATGGGACGGATCGGTGACAGTTTGTTACAGGGTTCGAGCGCTCAATGGAGTCTCCCAACCGCTTCGTGGTGTTGCCGACTTCAGGAAAGCGTTCGAACTTGTTTTTTGAGGCAAGGCAGCGGGGACCACTGCCGCCCATAGCCCTAAGCCCACGCGGCCCGGATGATGCGGGCGAATGGCAGCCGTCTGGACGATCAAGGGCGAGGCGGGCAAAACCGTCGATGAAACGGCGCACACGCTGCCAGAGCTGCAAGCTCAGGACATCCACGTCGATTTCGGCGCGGACCGGGCGACGTGGACGATCTGGCTGGGGGACCCGGGCGCGGAGGCGACGCTGATTCCCGATCTCGGCCAGAAGCTCACGCTTTATCTCAACGGTGGCCGCTATTTCACCGGCAACGTCCTCGGCCGCGATCCAACCGTCGAAGGTGGTCGCGCGTCGGTCAATATCGCGGTGGAAGGGGTGATGTGGTGGCTCAAGAACACCCCGCTTTCGGCCGAACTGGTGGACCAGCGGGGAGAGGGTTACGAGTCCGAGCGCAGTGCCTATGTCTTTCCGACGGGCAGCGTGACCAATCACCTGCAAGGGCTCGTCACCCGGGCGATTGATCTCGGAGTCCCTATCGCCGCAGGATCAATCGCCACCTGTTTCGATATCCCGCGGCTTTCGCTGCGCAACATCTCGTTCGCGGAATCCTTCTCGGAGCTGATGCGGTGGGTTGCCGACGGCATCCTGTATGTCGACTACTCGGGCGACGACGAAGACCCGCCCGCGCTCTGCATGCAGCGTCGGCCGACGGCCACGACGCTGACGATCGACCCATCCAACGGCATTTTCCCGATCATCCGCTGCAAGCCGCGGCTCGATCTCAAAGTCTCCGAGGTGAAGATCGTCTACGCGGAGCGTTCCACCTTCGACAACAAGCGTATCACGCAATGGGCGGTCAGCTTGGCAGGAGCGCCGACCAGTGGATTGCCCGCCCGTCAGGTAATCTCGACCTCCGGCCCGGAACAAGACACCTACCTTCCTCAGGATTTCACGGATGCCGTAGTGGTGCGATCGAAGGCGATCGCTGGCAACTACGAGGACATTATCTTGGCGAAGGAAGACCGAATCCGCGCGACCGGCATCGAGGCGACGGCCTTTACGACCGGTCAGTATGATGATGGAATTTTCGTGTCGCCCGCTGGCTTGGCGAAAGTCACCGACCGAGACGGAAACGACCTGCCTGAAGGTTACAATTACTGGTTGGCCACCGGCGAGCCGAAGGACTGGTGGGCGAAGGACGGCATCGATTACATCGAGGCACGGCTCGCCGCGACGATCTGGAGCGAGCATACCGAGGCGCTTCCGTTGCCGGAGTCGCCATACACCCCGCCGGAGCCGGAGTGGTATAAGGTGACCGGCGGCACGGTCGTGGGCGGTTACAACGTGCCTTCGCCCGCTCGGATGCGTTGGGTGTGGTATACCACGATTTCGGTGCCGTTCATCGCGGTGAAAACCGATTGGGAGACCGACACGACCCTTATCCGCCAGGAAGATTACGCGTTTGTGAATCCTCCGGCCGACTTGGCCGAGAACCTTTTAGCGACGCAGGATTGGCTCCCTTACGAAGGGACGATCATCCAGGACATTGATCCGGCGACGATCCCCGCCGGGCATCACATTGGCGCGAAAGTAAACGTGCTCGGCGTCACCAGCGACCTCGAGACGATGGGAGCGATGATCTCGGGCCAGTCGGTTCATCTGCGCACCGGGCGGATCACCTACACCCTCGGCGCTCCGGCACGCCTTGCCTACCGCGACTTGGTCAACCGGTTCCGTCAGTCCGGTGCCGACAACGTCGTCTGGCTCAATGAAACCACGCCGCTGTCCGGCGGAGGCGGCGGCCCGAGCAACCTGCTGACGACTCCATCCGGAGATCAGCTCACGACCCCGTCCGGGGAAAATATCCTCTACTGACCCACCTCATGAAGACGACCATCGCAGTGCAACTGGGGCTACTCGCCACCACCCTCACGACCTTCGCCGGCCAGAGCGTGCATGAACTACCATCGCTATTGGCGGGTTCGCTCGACCCGGCGGCGGATTATTTCTACGTGCAGGACATGTCCGCCGGTGCCGCCGGCGGGAAAAAGATCACCCCGAACGCGGCATTCACAGGCTGGGGTTTCACGACGGCCGGAGAGGCTCTAGCCAAAGCCGCCGACGCACCCGCTCAACGCACGGCGCTTGGCTTGGTGATCGGCACCGACGTGCAGGCCTACGATGCCGATCTCACGACGTGGGGCGGCCTGACACCTCCGGCTAGCACGGTCGTAGGCACGAGCGACCCGCAGACGCTCAGCGAAAAGACGCTGATCTCGCCGAAGATCAACGTCGGCAGCGACGCCACGGGCGACCTCTATTACCGCAACAGCAGCGGCGGCTTGTCGCGTCTCGGTGTTGGAACCAACGGCCAGGTGCTCACGCTGGCCAGCGGATTGCCGAGTTGGGCAACCGGCGGCGGAGGAGGAGGGCTAACGAACTTGACCGAGTCGCTCAACACGGCTTCGCCGAATAGCTCCAGCTGGCCTGTGGCCGCTCTGACGGCAACGGGCACCGCGGCCGACATCGATGTTGCCCTCGTGCCGAAAGGCAATGGCTCGATCCTGGCGGATTCTCCAGATGGAAACACCTCTGGGGGAGCTAAGCGAGGCGTTCGAAGTGTCGACCTCCAGACCGACCGAGTTTCTTACCTAAAGGTTGCCAGTGGTGATTATACGGTAATTTCCGGCGGTTCTTCAAACATCGCGGATGGGGACTATGCAGTCATTTCCGGTGGCAGTGGCAACCAGGGATTCTCAGAGAAGTCTTCTATCGGCGGCGGCAGCGGAAACACGATCTGGCCTCTGGCCGGCTTCAGTGTCATCCCCGGCGGCGAGCAAAACACGATCAACGACATCTCCGGCACCGCGGGCTACAATAGCACGATCGGCGGCGGCTATCAGAATTCTACCAATAACAACTTCGTCACGATCTCGGGCGGGCGTAACAACACGGGCGATGGCCAGCTCTCGTGGATTCCGGGGGGGCGTTACGCGGCGACCCGAGGGATCTACGGGATGGGGGCTTGGGCTTCCGGTCGATTTGCGGCGACTGGCGATGCCCAGCACGGGCAATACTTGCTCCGGATCTCCACCACCGACGCAACCCAGACGGAGGCCACGGCTGACGGCGCGGCTGGCGCGAGCACGAATCGAATCATCCTGCCAAACAACCATGCCTACGCATTTCGCGGCCGTCTGGTGGCACGCAGCTCGGCCGGCGATGTAGCAGTCTGGAACATCGACGGCGCAATCAAGCGGGGAGCAAGCGCGGCCGCGACGGCGCTTGTCGGCACGCCGACCGTGACGATGACCTTCAATGACGCAGGCGCGTCCGCCTGGGTGCTCACGATTGATGCCGACGCCACCAACGGCTCCCTGCGGATCCGGGTGACCGGCGCGGCTTCGACGACGATCCACTGGCTGGCCGATCTCGAAACCGTGGAAGTGAGCTGA